TAGAATAATACGCGGTTCCCGTTTGCAGGTGCCGAACGAAAGTGTTTTAGCACACCATATTTTTTGCGGTTGCCTCTCCCAACTCCGCTTTTTATTGAAGATATTGGCAAAGGCTGGCGAACGTTCTCATCAATTAGCGTTCGAAAGTCAACATCAACATCTTTTAAACCATGCGCGGCTATATATTCAGTTAATAGCTTGTCAAGCAGTCGAACCGCCTGAGCCTTCTTTAAAAAAGGTATTGTTTTTAAATCTACAAAATCACCGTCATTCATTTTAAATTTTCCTCGTGTTGTATTTCATATTCTCTAATTCTTCCGCGCGCCATTAATGTGGCTATTCCGTAATCAAGGTTACTAGACTCAATAAAATCATCACTATTAACTATTTTTGCAAACTCCGTATGGGGGAAAGTCTCGGCATTTTGTTTTAAAAAATCATAAATTGCTTTAGCGATCCAGCTAGATTGTAATGTGAAGTCTTCGAGTGAGTCGTTAGACCCTCCAAACATGTTTTCAAATTCTTGAATGCCTTTAATATAAGATTTTGGCAGATACACAACATTGGGGGCAAGTCCTACAGAGTTAAGCTCCTCTCTAATTATTTTTAACCTCATTCTAGAGCGTTGTGTTTTTTCAACCGCTGTTAGTGGGCGAAAACCTTTTGGCTTTGGTCCCGGCTTCTTTTTCATTTTATGTCTATGTGATTGATTATAAAAAATATATTATACCTCAATAGGTAAACGTTGTTCTAATGAAATTTATCAGCCGCTTTTGAATAAATTGATTACTTCAATGTTGTCAGTGCTAAATGAGCTGTTTTAAATTTTGGGAGGGGTGCCCCATCACGGCAATGACTGCCGCCGAAGAGGTGGGTGGGGTTGGTTGGCATGGTTTTTGATTTCAATCTTTAGTGATACTAATAGGAAACAATAGTTTTACTAGCATGATTTCATGCCAACTCAATATAAACTATGTAATTACTACTATATAGAACGGCATAATAATTGCAATGTATATTGTTTCCTTTAAAGAAATTTAGTATTGTCGTGGATTCCCTCGAATCCCTTATGTATCAAGCTCTAGCGCAACCAAGCGCCACACCTTTCCTATAAGCACAAAAAAGCCAGCGTAAAAGCTGGCTTGATTAGTTGATGATCCAGTTAAGTATCAAAGCTCATAATCATCATAGGTTTTTAGAACTTCCTCTGAAGTAATACCGAGATAACGAAGAGTTGCGGCTTCGCTTGTATGATTAAGAACTTTAGCAATGATGGCAACTGAGACGCCATCATCAAACATAGCCTTACCGCGACTCTTTCTCATTGAATGAGTATTGATATCTAACTCTAATATATCACCAACACTTTTAAATACACGACTAACACTCACACGGCTTATGGCGCTTCCTGCGTCCGCTCTGTGGCTGTTTGATTGAAACAAGTATATGTCTGAAGGATTAAGCTTTCTTCGCGCCTGTATGGTGTCTATTGCGGTCTGATTAAGTCTTATCATCTTATGTTTACCTGTCTTCTTCTCAATCAAATTGATTACTCTGTTATCTATATCAATTTGATCAAAGGTTAAGCTTAGTAAGTCAGATATTCTTAGCGATAAATTGCAACCGATTTTCCAAATATCGGCATAGATAGGCTTAAATTTACGCTCAAGCATTCTATGGATGTTTGCCACTTCTTCCTTATCTACTGCATTAACGGTTTTCATAAGATTAACCCTTTTTCTATGTAACAAAATATATAAATACAATATAACTGTTACATAGAATAGCAGTTAAAATGCTAAGTGTCTATAATTATTGTCTTTATTATGTAACAGAATGTTATTGTGTTACATAGGGAGGGTCAATCAGATTGAAGAACCGCTTGAGTGTGTGCGTCGAAGGTTTTGTAATCACTCTTTCCAATATCGCGGCTTTTCTTAACTGTGCCTAAATTAATTAGAATGCCTTTTAGATGGCTTGTGTTAGCACGATAGTTGCCTTCGTCTATATCTTCACCATTTAAAATCTTTAGCTCGTCACGCTCACACAGAACAGCGAGAGTGGCCGCTCGTCTCATAAGCATAGCTTCGGCTGTATTTGCATCACTACCAAGCTGAATATTTAACCCTGCAAGCTGATCTCGATAGCGTCGAGCAATAGCTGTACGTCCGTCGATTTTTTGCCCATCAATTAGCAGTTCAGGGAGTTTTAAGTTATCGCTTGTTTTCATGTTCTCTGTTTATTCTCTGGTGTGAGCAAATACGGTTAAATTGGCTGGTTACTTCCCAACGATAAAATAAGTTAAACATTTAATGTAATTTGACCCTTATATAAGTTACTTGTACTTATGCGGCTGAAGGTCGTGTTAAGTAATCCAATACAGCATATTGAACCCGATCCGCTTCTAACCCTGCGTACTCACACACCTTTTTAAAGTCATGGCCTGCGTAATAAAACCAATTTTGAGTATCTAGCTGTAATCTGTAAATATCCTTACTACCAACTGAGTTTTTCCCAATAGCGTCACCAATAGCTAATAACAATACTTCTAACCATAATTGCCGCTCGGGTAAAACAACATCACTGATAAGGCCAAAATCTTCGGCTAAATCAGCATCTATTCGTATCTCTTTTGCCTCTCGCATCATCTGGCTTTCTTAATAACGACATGACACCGACAATTAATTTCTAAAGGTGGATGCATGAAATTACCTAAAGCTGTTTTAAATGGTTGATTGATTGCTACGCCTTTGCTGTGTGTAGCCTCCACTTGACTATGAGAGTGTCTAACCTTCTCATCATGCGCTGTAACCCAGTAGCGGCGGTATTTATTGCGGTCTATCAATCTAGCAGTAGCTAAAGCATTAAATACTTGTTGCTGTGCGGTATGCGCTAACTTACTAGAAACGTTTCTAGCAATGGCTTTAGCTCTATGTAGTAGTAGGGCTTTTTGCTGTTTACTTACCAGCTTATCAACTTGATTTTGATCAATACCGTGTTCTATTGCTTTTCTTAATGTGCTTCTTTGACTGGCTGAAAGAGTTCTAATGACTTCGGGTGGTATAACGTCATTGAAATTATGAGTATTCTCAATTCTCACCTTACCGCTAATAATCAACTTACTTCTGAATACTGGCTTTGTTGGTAGTGCGATCTTCTCCAATGCTAGGCGGTAATTCGATAGGCTGGCAGCCTGTTTAGTTGTTAAACCGATAGTTTCGATAATTCGCTGTTTGTTAGTTCTAACTGATTGAACAGTTTTTGAAGTTGCGGCGGTAATACCTCGAATTTCAGATTTTACTAACTCAGCTTTTAAATGGTTGGATTGTTGAAAATCTCGAATGCCTAGAACCGATAAAAGCAAAATTGCTGAATCATCATATAGAGCGGTCAATTCGTCTTTTAAACCCTGCGTTAAGTGGGTATCAAGTGAATCTATGATTAAAATATCTAAATTAGAGTCTTGAGGTAACTGAGTTGCATCTATGGGGTTATTTTCACCAATTGATTGATTGATGAGGTTTAAAACTTCCTCGCGAGTATCGGCAACGGCATCTAAAAATGATTGCTTTAATCGTGGTTCAAACTCATCAATCAGGTTTAGTAAATCGGTCATGCAATTAATTCGGTTGAGAATTTTGACTTGTCTAATAGATAAGGGTTTAACAGCTCCATGACAAAATCAGGGAGTTTTCCCGCCGCCACATTCTTATAAGTGTTTTTTGAACTACCGACTGTTTGGGAGCTCAGCTTATAAAGTTGTCTAAATTGAACAGGGTCGGTTATATCGTACCGCAATAGAAAAAAAGCAAATTCGCACGTTGCATCCTTAACCTTCCCAACAATGCTATCGTTTGCCATCGCTTGACCATTGCGATTAACTATACCCGATCTAGGCCACTGTAAAGGCTGGGCTATATCGGATGGCGTGCCAATAAACTCTAGTTGATCAATAAGTGTAGTTGCTAATATAGTAGCTTTCCAATTTTTAGCATTATCTGTATAGGTGTCAGCATTCAGCCTTACCGCGAAGTAATCAAGTAACTCTTGTGCTGAGACGTAGCTGTTTATTTTAGGCTCAAGCGCGATTTCCATAATATCCTCGATTTATAAAAAGGGTGGGGCATCCTTGCCCCTAATAACTTATAAAGGAGATAAGTATTTTTAATTAATTGTTACGCCTTTTAAGCGTGCAGCACATTTAGGGTGTTTCAGTGCTAAACCTGAATACCACTCGATTCGAGTTCTTAACGCTGGTTTGCTGTCAATTTCGCCTAAATCACGAACGTCCATAGCTTCTGTTTGAATGCCATGCATTGCATCAGCACCAAGTTTAACCGCATAAATAGAGGTAGTATCGTTTGCCGTGCCTTGTGTTTCGGTGTTGGTCAGAATCGGATTACCGTCCGCACCATCTTCAATAACACCGATAGGAACACCGCTATAAGCTTCAACTTCTCTTCCGAAGAAGTCGCGGCTAACGGTGATAACACCACTTGCACGACCTAAAGCAATGATTTGTCGTCTTGCCTTTTTATTCATTAACAAAATGCTTGAGGTGCCTTGAATAGCGTCGACCAGCTCATCAAGCATACTCATGCTTAAAGCGGCACCATCAGTACCGGCTTCAATTACTTGGCTACCTGTAAGGCGGTTATTCAAACCGTCGAACTCTTTAGGATTTGTACCGCTATCACCATGAAAGAAAGTACTTAACCAGCTAAGTGCTAAAGCTTTAGCCTTCATTGCATCGTGAACCGCGCGGGTGTCATTGCTACCTGTTCCCATTCTGATCTGTGCCACATCAAAATCAGAATCACCACCGATAATTGTTAAAGCTTCGGTTGCTGGATTAATAACGCCTGTTGATTCTGTATAGCCTTCGTTAAATCCACGAAAAGCAATGCCAGGTAATGTAGTTTCTTGATTGTACTTGTAAGCATTACCCTGAACATTCATAAATGGAAGGTTTGCCAGTACGGGGTTTTCTCGTGCAAAAATTTCTACAATCCCACTTGCTAGAGGGGTAGGGTTCAGTTTTTCCCATTCGGAAATTGTTAACATGTTTTTGTTTGCCTATGTATTAAAGTGTATTTTTTGAAAATTGGTTACTTATAGCCGCGACTCATTCGAGCTATAGGTGGTAATTCGCTAGGGTCGGTTTGTTGTGGTGTAATCGATGGTTTTGTATTATCAGTTTCAGGAACAGTGGCTTTATTGAAAACGCCTGTCTCTTTTGCTTTGTCATACCATTTGACTTTAGCCGCTGGGCTTAGATCTTCAGGAATGAGAGCTTTTAAGTTGTCTGGTATGGTAGAGAGCATCGAGTTAGCAACTTGTTCTAATTCGGCGTCTCTTTCTGTAAGCTGAACTCTTAAAAGTTCAATCTCACTTTTGGGCTCAGTGGCCTGAATAATTACAGGCGCTTCTATTTCTGTGTTTTCATCTGCCATTTATTTAATCTGCTAAAGTAATTAGGTCGGTCTCATCTTTACGACGCAATAATTCTTGAATTGCATCTTGTCTAGTTGGGTAGCCGTCGGGGTTTTCCGCTCTGAGAATATCTACTGGACTCCATACGCCCATCTCTAACTTAGTCCGCCCATTATTTAAACGTTCGGTCTCTGTTAAGTTTTCTTGCATTTCTGCAAAATCAACAACCACTTTTGCATCTTCAGGGATAGTATTCGGCTGGTGGGTATTAACAACACGCTTGATGGTTTCAAATAGCTGAGCCTCATAACGTCGCCAAAGTGCAATATCATCTTGTCTGGCTTCTCTAAGGTCGATCTGTTCAACATGTTTAGCCGCACCTGATTCACTACTACGGTCAAGGTCGAATACGTCCGCGCTTAAATCATTTGAGGCTGCCACTTGTCGCATGACAAACTGAATAGCTTCTAAAATATCGGTTATGGGTGCATTAGGTGCCGCAAATCCAAATTGACCGCCTTCAGGCAATGTTACTGCTCTTTCAGGGCCAATATTTAACACTTCACCAGCTGGAATACCTGAAGCCCATGCTTGACCATGCGCTTGAAGTTCTACAGCTCGCCATAAGTTGCTTAAAGCTACGTTAATAGCTTCCTGCGCTTCTATAAGATCATCACCGCCATAGATAAAAAACTTATCATCCGGCAGTGAATCAAATAGAGAAACAAAGGGAAGCACTCCATAAGGGTTTTGGCCTTTAGGATTGCTTCCCATCTTTATCGTATTCCCTCGATAGTCACGGCGGGTGTATGTTCCCTCCGTCCAATCTGAGTAAGTTACGTCTTGCGCTTTATCTGCTCTGTGAGTAACCACAAACCTTTGCGGGTTTTGCGGATCACTGTACTGAACATCTAAAACGCTAGGTGTAACTACGGATAAAGTGAGCTGGTCATTCATCCAGCCCACTTGCAAAACGGACGTTTTAAGTAACTTCGTCAAACGGCTCAGGCGTTTTAAAACTATATCGACATTAGCGGCCTTATAAATTTCTTCAGCCACCACTTGATCGATTCCGACAAACGTCCGTCTTGGTGCTAAACGATAAAGATTAGCTCTTTTGTTAATCACTTTTTTAACCATGTTGACTTGAAACACTCGAAAACTTTCGGGCTTGCTCCAACGCTGTTTAATCAGTTTTAACGTCTCTTCACTTTGCTGATCATGGTAATACTGCAACCATTTATCGGCACTCGCCTTCCTCGCCGTTGATGAGTTGACGACTTTTAAAAATTGGTTATCTGAGTTACTTAATATATTTTTCATATAGTTTTATATAGCTAAAAATTTAGCTGATACAATTTTAATTGAACACCGTTTAATTAGCAAGGAAAATTTAGGATTAATTCAATAATTTCAACGGGGTAGGGTATGGGAACCGATATTTTTTAACTTTGTTTGTATGAACTCATCAAAAGAGAGGGGGTTGGTGCTTCCTCTCGATAAATAGCCCCTGTATAAAGTATGGGCGGATAATGCGCTTCGGCATGATTCGGCGCACGGGGGCATGATTTCGCCATCATTCAATAAACAAAGGTTAATAGCTGGGCCTGAACCATGACAGTGGATACCAGTTATTTCGTAGGGATTCAGTTCAATATCACGTAAGCTGTAAACAGCCCACGCTAACGAGTAAACATGATCATCATGTGAGCCTTTCGACGCTTCAAAGCGTGGAGCCTGTTGTCCGCCGCCACCCGTCGAATTATTTACAATTCTGTATTCAAGCGTTCCCATTTCTGAAAGCAGTTTTTCAAAACTAGGGTGTATGTGTAATCGACCTTCAGCCGCCGCGTTATAAAGGGCTGTAAAGGCGTTTGCTTGCCTATCAGCTGTCGCGTGTATCACTTCGTGGTCAAATTTCTGATCACCACACCATGCCGCTATATCTTGAGAATTATAGGACTCAATAGCGGCACGGGATAAGTCAAAATCTTTATAGTATTTGGTGAATGCCTTCCTGATTCCAGCCGCACTGGAAAAGCTGATTTTGTCGGAAGCTAAAATATAATAATGGTCGTCTTCGCCTATCAGTGTCTTTAACACACAAGTGGTTACAGTGTTATCTCCATGCATACTGAAGCCGTAGGCGCGATCTAAGCCACCACCGACAATATAGGCGGCTGTTCCTGCAATGCTGGGTATGTCAAACCTGTATTTGTCTTCACACTTCTCTAGTACTTCAGGTGGGAATAATGAAGATTGTCCGCTAGTCCATTGGTTTAAATGCTGTTGTGAAAATTCGGCTGGCAACATTTGCGCCGCTCGACTCCTTAACGCCTCTGGTTTTATCCAGTGTGGGGCGTTATCCATTGCATCTTGTAAACTTTTATAACTAATGTGGCTGAAGAATAGGGCGGGGTCGTCACCTCTCTCGACAATGCTGTACAGCATATACAAAGGGCTTGAACGTGGCCCGACTGTTGAATCAATGAGAACTAAGCCATCATCTGTATCAATAGTTGAAGAGGCCACCACCTG